ATTTGTCGTGTATAGGGTACTAAAGTCCCAAGTATCTCCAACATTAACGATGATTAAACTGCTTCCAACACCATCATTTGAAATAGATCCGGTTGCTGCTTTAAGAGTTCCGTTTGCAAATGTAAGATTACCCGTTGTTCCACGAATTAAACGGACTGTGTTATCGAACGTTGCAATTGGTAGTTCATCATATGTATTGATTTTATCTGAACTCCAAGCGCCGACTTCACTATTAGCCATATAAACTCTAATAAATGTGCTTGGCCAAGCGACATAAATTTGACTGTTAGTAGTATCAGCAGCAGTAATTGATTCGGAAACACTTCCAACGAAATCAGCGGTAGTATCAACAGTTTCGCTTGAAGTTGCTGATTCGGAAACGCCTGCAACGAAATCAGCGATAGTATTAACAGTTTCTGTTGAAGTTACCGATTCGGCAACACTTCCAGCGAAATCAGCGGTAGTATTAACAGTTTCGGTTGAAGTTACTGATTCGGAAACACTTCCAGCGAAATCAGCGGCAGTATTAACAGTTTCGGTTGAAGTTACTGATTCGGAAACACTTCCAGCGAAATTAACGGCAGCATTAACAGTTTCGGTTGAAGTTGCTGATTCGGAAACGGTTACAGGGAAATTAACGGCAGCATTAACAGTTTCGGTTGAAGTTACTGATTCTATCATGGATATAAGTAGTGTTAATTCACTTATCGTAATAATAGGCAGATCAACATGAGAAATGCTGTCGATCTGACCAAACATCTTAGTTCCAGCAACATGTAATAGTTGTTTTACATAAGAAGAATACGTATCTAACTGTTTTCTCGATTTAATCAAATATGAAAATTCTTGATAATAATCATTATCTTGAAGTTTATTTTCACTACTCAATAGTCCTTTGGAAGAAATATATCTTCCACCTAATCTAGTAATACCAGAAATATTTTCCACAACTCCATTGGCTTCATATCCCGTATTGATGGTATATGCAGTTGATCCACCAAAAGCGATTGGATTAGAAACGGTTCGTTGTCCAATACTTCCATTTGTCAGAATGATTTTTTCATCTTTTAAATATGATGTTCCGGTAGATACTAATAATATTTCCTCAATTTCACCTGGAGCAGTATTAGCAGTAATTACAGCGTCAGCACCCTTAAACTTACCGGGTTTGATCGTAGATGGCGTAGCCGTGGCGCTCACGCCAGTATCTTCAACTACAATTTGCAAATTAGAATAAGGTGATTTATATCCATTACCGGGACTTATCAAGGAAATTGCATTGATAGATCCAACAACAGTATTGGCAAATTTTAATGCTGCTGATAATTGTGTTGATATATTTGCTGAAGCAAGAGTTGCAGATAATGAATGTGTATTTTGTCCTAATCCAGAAAAGGTTCCACTGCCTGCACCTTGTGTATTTAAAACAACATTTTTAACATGATCGATAATATCTGTATTCAGAGACATAATTTGATTGTTAGAAATCGAAGTAACTCTGAATGTAGCAACTGAAAGAGGATTACCACCTATTACTTGAACTGTGGTATTTGCATTTGGTCTGTATCCGCTTCCGGGATTGATAATCTTAAATGTTATTTTATCATTATCGTTAGTGTTTCTTATTTTTGAAACTCTGGCTGTTGCAGTTCCATCACCAGAAGTAACTCCACTTATAGTCAGTAGATCATCGGTAGAATTAAAAGCACCACCATCAGTTATTCTAAAAGTCTGAATACTACCTTGTAATGATGAAATTTTTGCAGTTGTTCCAAATCCATCAGATAATATTTCAAAATCCTCAAATGTTCCAGACACATTCTGTAACGTCAAAACATAATAGATTACACCTTTAATCTGTTCTGCAACAACATTTTCGACTCTTGCTTTTGCGCCAGAAGTTACTCCGCTAATAACTCTACCATCAAAATTATAAGGCGATCCTGCAAATGGTTCTGTTACGCGAATGATTGTTTCTCTAACCCATCTCCCATCAGATGCGCGAAGAATATAATCACCAGGATACTCTATAATTACTGGTTCATTAAATAAAATTTGAAATAAAAATTTAAAAGATTTTTCAGATCCGCGTGAACGATAAAATTCTAGAATATGTTTAGCTAATAATCTTTTATCAGCTAAAACATTTTGTGGTATATCAATTAGAAACTGACGACGAAACCATTCAACGAAATCGTCAACAGTCCTATCGATATCTTGATTATCTTTTAATTTTCTGACAGCACTTACAGCATTTCCAGAAGGGTTTCCCGTAACTGGATAATTTTCAAGATATTCAAAATACGCTTCTAAAAAAGCGACGAAAAGCGGACCTTCAGACTTAATAAAATCCGAAAACTGCGCTTCTATGAGCGCAGATATCTTTGTATTTATTTCATTGGCACCAGATATAGCCATGTTAATATGTTGTGATTCCAGTTATTTCTGATGTAACAGCAGATAACGAAGTAGATGATCCTATTGTATTTACAGATTTAATTGTAGCTTCAATAATACCATTAAGATCATTGACTACCTGAATGCTTACATTATCAATCAGTAAAATTTGATTTCTTATAGGTTCAACATTTTCTAATATCGGCCTAGCTGAAACAATTATTTCTTCATCATAATCTTCGGGTAAGAAATTGGTGATTTCAATTTTACCATTTTCATAGTCTATAGTTCCAGCAGTTTTATTAGTATAAATTCTTACTGATTTTTTGGCTACACTGTTAAAATAGTAAATTCTCAATGTTCCATATCCATCATCATCGAAATAACTTTCTTGTCCGAGATACGTAAATTCCGTTGAAGCTACGAATCCATAAATCGTAGATCCAGCTACAGCTTGATCTGGAGTTCCAAGTCTACGAAGATCTTGATTGAAACTTAATGTATAGTTCGTTCTGTTGACTGTAGATGGAGAAAATCGTTTTCTAATATCTATTGTGGCTCTCATATCCTCTATACCAGTATCAGCTAAGGAAATAAAATTTAAAAATGCGTTGAATCTAAATTTCTTATCAAAAAGATTTAAATTATTGCTTTCATATGAAATTACTCTATTTCCAACAGCTGTTCCGATTTGAGATGGAGTCAATGAAGTATTTGTTGGATTATATCTCGCAGTAATTTTTGGCGAAATATAAAGATATGTTGCATCAACAACTTCTAAATCCATAGAAACCAAATTAAACTCTCTCATCTTTTCTACAATCGTATCTTTTTTAGATTGAGAAATCAGAGTTCCTACTTTCGGTTTCACTGCAGCATAAACTTTTCCATAAATTGGTGGAATATTTTCTTCACCACCCCAAACACTTACGCTAGATATATCTGGATTTTGTTGAAGTATCAGAGAAGAATAATCATACTTGGTAACTGCACGATTTTGTATAGTATAATTTTTAGGCGCATTATATCTAACAGATTCTATGTCTTCTTGAGTAGCTCCATCTGCAGCTGCTGTAACTAAAGTTATGATATAATCATTATATCCATCAATCGTTCCTGGTCCATTGAAAGTTCTAGCTCCATTGCCATCTATACCATTACAAACTCTATAATTTATTGTAACTAGACTGTTATTGTCTGGTTTTATACCTAAAATATCATCACCAAATGATACTTTGTATAGTCTATCTTTATCCGCTTCGACGTAAAATATTTTAGATAAAGCATTAACTGAAAATAAATCCGAAGCAGGGACGAAAGTTTTTTGCTGTCCATCAACAACTGCAGAAACAGTAATACTAGAAACTTCAGTGTTCGCGTTTGGCAGAACAAAAGAAGTATTCGCTGTTGTGTATAAGAATCTATGTGTTAGTGGATTACCCTCAACTAAATTGATATATCGTTGAAAACCGCCCGTAGAATTTGATGTGACTGTGTATGTTTTTGGTGTTACGAAAAGATAAGAAACGCCATTGATTGTTGATGTAAATTCTGTATTTTTCGCAATCGTAACCGAAGAAACAGATGCCGAAACCGATGGAAATACGATTGATATGTTAGCAACGGCGCCCGCGGCAGAAACTGGAGTATATCCTAAAGTTTTTGCGTGAGAAGCAACGCTATCGTATAGCTGCGCGGAATCTAAGAACGATTCATTAGTAGACATGTTTGCATAGAATGCAGAATAATACGTGTTGTATGCTAATAAATCAAGTAACGTTCCCAACGCAGAATCTTCAAAATCATAATCTTGAAAATCTGGCTTTGCAGAAATAAAATTTCTTAGATTATTGCGAATAGTATCAAACGATAATCCTGTTACAAAGAGTGCAGAATTTGCTGGCATCTTATCTTATCCTATCTACAGTTACTATAAGTTCTGATGAATTAGTTGCATTTTTTGTTCTGAACAATATGTTTATGCTTAACTCATTACCATCAGGATCAGCGAAAATATTTATGTCAGACACTATAACCCTGGGTTCATAGTTTTCGATCGCTGTTCTTATATAAGTTTCTAAATTGCTTTCCGTAATTGGATCATAGTTTTCGAACAAAGTTTTAGTTATGTCGGAACCGAATAACGGTCTGAAGGGTCTTTCAAACAAATTAGTCAAAATTAAATTTTTTAAAGCCTGTTTAACAGCCTCATCATTCTTTTTGATGATAAGTTTTTTTGTAACAGGATGTTTTCTGAAAGAAAGATCAAAATCTTTATAAAATATTCCAGAAATGTTTGATCTGATCATGATTAGGAATCCCTTTTGCCCTATTTATTACCAAAATCTCTGGCCCAATCTGGATTAGCCGCAGAAAATTTATAATCTAGATCAGCTTTTGACTCAATGAACGCATTCTTAATTCCTCCTCCAGATGTTGGTCCAGTATTACTATTATAATATGCTTCAAATGACTCCACATCCTTAGAACCAATTAACAAATCGCTAATAGTCTTTCTATAATATAAACACAAATTAATCAATCTCGTATAACTTCTATATTCAACTGTTTGCTCTATTGCTTTCAGATCGGAAGCGAAACGCGCGTTGGCTGCAGCCGCCGCGCGCAGGTCAGGTAATCCTTCGGGTGGACTTAAGAGGACTCGTATTCGTTTATCATGATCACGTCTTATTTGTTCACGTTTTTCTGTAGAAAAACGGAGTTGATCACGAATTGCTTTTAAACCCCATAATACAAATTTATTTTGTTGAGTTTCATAAAGTTCTTGTCTATTTTTAGCGTCGATCAGTTCTTGAATAGCTTCTAAAAATTGCTGCTTAGAAACAATATTCGTAATTGTTTGAAAAGGGTCAGAGCCAACTGGAAATTTAGGTTTTGGTGTCAATGCTGGAGGTTCTGGCTTTACAGCATCAACCACTGGTGCAGGAGGAGGTTTAGCTTCTTCAACTGGTTCAGAATTACCATCTTGTAACTGTAAATTTGGAACAGCTTGACAAATATTGAATGGGGGTATTTTCTGTTCACCTAATTTAAGACCAGGTAAAAGTTTATCAGCAAATCCTTTTGCTGAATCTAATAATCCACCAACACTGGTGTTTTGATTAATGTTCAGTGATCCACCAACTTCAGAAATTTTAGCTCCAGCTGTTTTTAACGTTGATGTTAAATCGCCCGCAATATTTTTCAAATCTGCGATACTACCCGCTCCAGGAGTAGTAAGAACTGTTTGAAATTGATTAGTCAAATTGCTGGCGCTGTTGGTTAAATTGAGAGCTTCAGTAATTTTACTATTAGCTGTTCCTAAAGCGGTTGCTGCACTTCCTAATGCACCAGAAATAGTTTGCTGTAGTTTAGGAATCGCTGAGGCTATGTCACTTTTGGCTTTTTCCAAATCGTTTTGAATCAATTGAGTTGCGTTTGGGGGTAATTCAACGCCGGGAATTAATCCTGCGGATTTTTGTAAAAGACTAGCCACATTTGCTGTTGGGAAAAGTTTATTTAAATTCTGTAATGAAGATATTCCTCCAGTTATATTTCCCTTTTGGAGTGAATCTAACGCGCCTTTAAATGATTCCTGAAGTTTAACGTCAACTTTTGGAATATCACCTAATAAATTTAAATCAACTTTCTTCATAATATCAGCAACTCCAGTTTCTACTTGAGATTTAATGCTGGATATACTCGAAGCGATTCCACCTGAAACTGAATTTTTAATATTGGTAGATAACTCTTTCATTTTTGCACCAACTTCACCAAGTGCAATATTACTATCACATCCCGTAGAAAATACTTTTGAAGTTTCTGCGTTAATATTGTTAGAAATTCCTTGCGATAAACTACCAACTTCTTTAGTTATATTTTTTAATGCTGATTGTATACTCATGTTTACACCGTAGGAACAGTAGAGCAATCAGTAGAAGCGGAACGAGTATCTGCAGGACATGTAAAATCAATACCGCCAGGTTTTTTTCTGGTATAAGTATCATTAGCATAATTTACTTTGTAATCACTAGAATATGTTACGTTGTATGTTGATCCATATGTTTCAGTAGTTGATCCAGTTACTTTCAATGTAAAGTTTGTACCACAACCAATAGAAAAATCGGTTCCTGATCCTATATTCATCTTACCAGCAGAAATCAATATTGTATCACTAGCGGTTGATACAAAACTGTTGGCTGAAGTTATTTGACTATGATTGACTCCAATTGTAACGCTTTTATTTTTACCAATTGTTTCAGAATAATTATCACCAATGATTGTAGTTTTTGATTTAGACACACGCTTAGTTTCATTTTGATTTATTTGTTCTGATCTAAATCCTAATATTTCTTTCGATTCATTTCCAATTATTTTAGTAATTTTATCACCGTAAACAGTCAGATGATAATTTTTACCAACTTCTTGAACTAAGTCACCATCCACCTTAATTTTGGCGTTACCTTGAATTGTTATATTACAATCCCCAGAAATCATAACATTTTTGTCTTTTAGAACTAACTCATAGTCATTAGAAACTATCTTAGTTACTCTTTCGCCAGTGTCTATTATTTCTTGGAATGTTCCTGTTCTGTGATATGTGTGAATTCTTTCGCACTCAGCAGTATCATCCACTTCAAATGCATGTCCAGATTCGGTTTGTGTAACATGATTGCGTGGATAATTTGATACTTTTCCATTCCGATATTTAGGTTCGCTCCAAGTATTCAATTCATATTCTTCTTCATTTTGATTTGGAGCAACACTTTCGGCTTTTACTTTTTTCGCTATAGGAATATCTGTTTGTCTCGTTTCAACTCTATTCTGATAAACGCGATCGGTTTCATAATTATGATATGCTAAATTAGGTGTATCCGGCGTATCGATATTTGATGGAAATATACCATTAGGATCTTTGAATCCATCGAAAACTTGTTGTGGAATTCCATGTATCGATCCGATGATCATCGGTTGTTGTGCAGTTTCTCCATCAAGGAAAAAACCAAAGACAAAAGAACCCGTGAGTAAACCAGTCGGCGAACGTCCAATGCTAGAAGTTGATGCAGATGTTGGGGGCATAACAACTTGAGCCCAGGGTAGAGCTTCAACAGGTAGTGCATCCAGATTGCCAGTATGCCATCCGTAGCAACGAACTTGAACTCTACCGATATTTAAAGGATCATCTATATTTTGAACCACACCCAAAAACCAATAAAATCCTTCTTTACCCATCCAATTAATTTGTTTCATCAAATTACCTCATGTTTCGAGACTTCAGTGTATGAATCTTTCATGCACTCTAGATATGTCATAAATTCACCATCAGAATTTACTTGATGACAAAGA